TGAACTCCGTTTTTCCAGTTTAGTAAAGCTGTTCCGTTTTCAAAGTCTATTTCTGCATAAAATATGTTTGCATCATAAGCATCAACCCCTAGATTGTTAAAATTATAGGTTAATCCACCACCAAAGCTAAAAACCAGTCTATATCCCGAATTTGGGTCAATATAACTTGCCGAGCTGTCTGTTCCAATCCACATTCTATTGATTGTGTTTGGCGAGCCTCTTTCCCAAGTAAATAAAAAGCCCAACTTTTTACCTTTTAATGGAACTCCTGTATTGTAAACATCTCCATTAAACCTAATTGTTTTTGCATTATTGAAATTAGCCCATTCAATTTGAGACGCTTGAAGGCTTACATCTTTTTGAAACAGATTTGCTCCCCTGTACTCATCTAATATTTTAGAATAAGTGAGAGAAGGAGTTAAAAAGGCTTGTTGCTCTGCTGATATTCTAAATAGATTTACCTCATCAAATTCTGACTTAAAAAGTATTGTTTTATCGTCTTGCTCTCCACTTACTATTTCTCCAGATATTAAGGAATTAGATTTATCTACCTGCTCTATTACCGTTGTTCTTAATGGGTCTGAAACGTAAGCACTAGGGTCATCTTGTTTAAAGTAGATGGCATTTTCGTAGTCCCAATCAGATTCGTCAATGACGTTTAAATCCTCATCAAATATGTATACTTTCGAGTTTCCTGTAGCAAAGACTTCAACTATATTTTTGCCTTTTACTAATTGTCTTTGCCTTGTATAAGCTGTATTGGTGTCTATATTATTTACTAAATAGCTACCATCATCATAATTTATTCTTATAACATAAGGTTCTGCCGCAACTACCGCTGTTTTTTCTTCATAGTTCATCGAAGTACCAAAAGACCTCATATTATAAAACAAGTCAGGGCTACTTGTTCTAAAATAATTTCCCCAAACCCTAGAAACCATGTTTAGGTTGTCAATTACATTTGTCCTATCATATTCTACTATACCCCACGATATTTTTGATGTATTTCCTCCAAAAGAATAATATATTTCACCTAACCTTTTATTTATGCCGTCAAACCTCCATAGAGTATTTTCATCTGGTGTTCCATATGGAGGATTTGTTTGAACTGTACTAAGTTGTTTGTTTATTAAGAAAAATTCAGAATTAGCAAAATCATCTTTATTAATATTTATAACAACTATACATGTAACATATGCCCCTGGGCTTTGTTGATTTATAAACTCCGAATCTGATACTTGCACCTCGTGAACTATTGTTTGACTTTCTACATCAAAGTAGGCTGTGCAATTCCTTTGTTGCCAATTAAAACCAGTTGGACTAAAAGTTGAAAGTAGGTTGCCCTCTAAATCATATTGCTCAAATTCTAGAGGTTGCCGCGGTCCTTGTGTATTTGGTTTGAATAACCTATATGCAACGCCGTTTCTAGCATCCATATATATAGATTGATATGTTAAGGCATCATCTTCATAAAAGATGCTTTCATATTTTGTATCTCCTATTAGATTCATTCTATCTTCCTTTGTGAGTTCTGGTTAATATTAATCTAAAATCATAAATTAATAGGTCTTCATTTATTGCCTCTAGTGTTATTTTTCCCCCGTTTGCTTCCCATGTATCTAGAGTGTAAGCTGTAAAAGAGCTAATGCAAAAATGCTCTACTCCGTTACCTTTCGATAAAGTCAATTCTCTCTCATATATTAACCCTATCCCCCCTACAATATCAATGCTTGATTTTACTCTAGGATTTGCTCCTGCTCCATCTGGCTTAACTTTAAATTCAATCGTAATAGCTAATCCATCTCCATTCCTTCCTGTTATTGCAGGCTCTAAATCAATTGCAGTAGTGTTTGCTGTTGCTGCATCTTGTGCTTCTACTTCCTCAGCATTTTGAAACGGTGTATTACTTACGTTAACTATAAAAACATCATTAGATAGTATGTCTGCTATTTCTCCTGTCGCTCCACTTGTTGCCCCTGTTAATGTGTCTCCTATTTCAAATACACTAGCATCATCGAGAGTTAACTTGGCTGAATAGAACATCGTGTTTATGTCTAAAGGCTTTTGTGAATCTACTATCGTTCCCGTGTTTATAGGAAATACTACTGTTGCAGCATCAGCTAATGAGTATGGACTTCCAACTGTATACCTTGTATCTACATAATCAGCCCATCCAGATAAATTCGCTCCTATTTGAGTGATTAACCAACCGTTTAAAGTTCTCTCTGCTACCTGATAATTTGTAACCGTCTTTTGTCCTAGTTTATCGCCTAGGTAATTTGCTGTCATGTAAGCTTCATCCACAAACACATCTCCCAAGTTCCTAACATATAGCTCCTCCAATTTGCTTGATGTAAAAAATTGCTCCCATTGCCCCGCCGCTAATTCAGTGGCAAAGTTGGTGCTTAAAAAAGTGTCTGTTGCAACATTTAGCCAAAAGAATTTGCTAAAAGATTCATTATAAACAATTTGTTGTTTTTTATACACCGTTCCCGTTGCATAAATTTGGCCAACCTCCAAAGTGCTTGGGGATATTTCTACCCAATTAACCAAAGGATCTTCTAAGGCAGGGTCATTATCTAAGTTTCCACCAATTAAACTTTCATATAATTTGAAGTTTCTTTGAATTCTATCCCCTTCATCATAAGTAGTTGTATCAACCCACTTGGCAAAGCTATCAATTGTTGGAATTTCGGTAATTCTAAAAAAAGTTGCTCCACCCGGTGAAGTTGGGTTTTCTCCGGGGCTGTGCCCAAAAACTGATTGCCAAATTACACCATCTAAAATGAATCCTTCTCCAACCACATAACTGCGTGTTGTGTCCAATTCTTTTAATCCAAGCTTAGTGGCGTCATCTTCTCGTGAAACCTTGCTTTCAATCAAAGCGGCAACTACTGTTCTATGTTCGTTTGCATCAATATCACCCGTGCCATTGGTTGGCAAGTTGCTATTCATTGTTGTTGTCAACTGTGCGTCTGTGCTCATAATTTTATTCTAAAGTGTAATCAGTTCCATAATCGTCGCCATAATCGTAAACAGCAACCGCCGGAACAAAGTTAGTAAATAAAAAACCAACAGTTTGGGCTGGTTTTATTCTTAAAACTAATTGCCTAAATTCTTTTATTCTTGTCTCGTCTATTTCTGCAAAAGAACCAACTACTTCACCGCCTATAAAAAAAGTTGATCTGTAATTATTTCCAACAGAAAAGGTATCGTCAATTATTGAGTTTGTTGAATTTGCAATTTTAGGGTAAGCACCGCCACCGTGTTGCGTTTGTCCGTGCTGCAATTCTGTCTTATGGCGTACATCGCTTGGGCTAAAACCCGAAACTTCAAACGGTGTCTTTGTTATCCATTCACCACCCTCAAAAAAACGATTTTCATGCACGTAAACATCAAAGTTTGCAGCCCTTAATTGCCTTTGCAAAAACAAGTAGTGTTGCCGGGCAATAATTGTTCCGGGGCTTTGCATCTTCGATAATATAGCCGCCTTTCTATCCGCTAAACTAGCCCCTACGCTCGTAATTAAACCTAAACGCCTTTCCCAATCGGTTGCATCTTGTGCAGTAAAGCCATCGTTGTCGGGCAATATACTATCCAAAATGCTGAGTGCATCAATATACGCTTCGCCTTCACGCTCAATTAAGCCCTTGTTTACCTTTTCCAATATCCCACCCGGTGGAAAACGAAAAGCACGCCCAGTGGGTAATAGCTTCTTTGTTATGCTTAAAATCTGTTCCTTAATCATAAGTAATAGAATTTAAGTAAGGGATATCACCGTTCAAAAATTGGTATGCTGAAACCTCAATGCCATCAACTGACAAAACAATTGAATCAAAACGAGAACCTGGCACTGCTTGTTGTATTAGAAATGAGATGTTGAATTGTCCAAAAATATCATTTTTTTTGGAATCAATATCCGCCCCAGCAACGTATGGCCGAACTTTTGTCAAAGCGTCTGTAATGGCTGCCAAAATAGACGCTTGTATGGTTGGCGTTAACCCCACATAGCTTGAAATTGTAATATCAACATCAATCGGCGTAATTGGCAAAACATTAACCAAGAAAACAGCAAGCGGCCTTCTGCCTCTTTCATAAAGTGGCTTGCTTGTATCTGGATCAAATTCAATAACATCTTCAACATCGCTCAATATTGTAGCACTTGGAGTGCCTTTGCCGTCCGTTGAATCTGCAATTGTTGCCTCAACAAAAACGTTTATTTCATTCGCAAAACCACTCTTGGCATAAGGATAAACAGTATCAACACCTTGCGCATCTGCTGACCATATACGATAATCTGTTACCGCACCTCCTTGTGGCTCCAATTGAAAAGCTTCAACTATTTTTTCGCGATATTCCTCAATTGTTTCTTGCGATAATGGTGAAATGCTTTCACTTGTAACGGTTGCCAAGCTGTTAACGTTGGCAATTGGGGCAGTTGATGTTAAGGTATCTCCAACAATTAATTGACTATTCAGTCCACTTGTTAAAGCTCGCAAAGTAATCGAACCGGTTGCTCCGGGCATGGTATAATCTGCATCTAATATGTAAAGTATGCCGGGGTTTAATGCCGTGTCGTCACTTTTAAAAGTGCTTTGTGCCTTTATTAATTCGCCAATTGTACCAGTTACAGCAACAACATAAGAGCCTGCTTGTGCTGCAAATCTTGATCGCCCAAGTTTTACACGTCCAAACCTTTCCAGTGTTCCTCCAGTGCTTTCGGTATCTGCTAAGTCGGGAAATATATTTTTTTGCAACTTGGCAATGGCCAAGTAATAAAGCTTTAACCTTGCGGCCATAACAGCGGCTAAACCCCTTAAAAATATTTTCCCAAACAAAGGGATGTTTATTGATAATTCATTTTCTAAATCGGCTAAAATATCATTATATAATTCGCTAAGAGTTGGTATTTGAACGGCCATATTTACAAAATTATACTTTCAATTAATTCATTTTTTGATGCGTCCCAAATAAACTGAAAATTTTTATTTTCTTGATTGCTTAATTCTGTCAAATTTACGTAAATAGAAACCTTATTTGCGTTTTCTAACGTAACCAATACTTCAATATTTGCAAAGTTATTCATAAAGTTTAAATCTGCTTTGGCAGATTCTTCAATTAATGAACGGCCTTCAGAATTTATTGCAACATTGTTTAGTGTTCTTTCTGTTTCAGAATTAAATTGCAATTCTTTATCATTTTCAAGCAATATAGAATTTCCCCACCAATCAAAACGCTGTTCACTTTCTACTTCATTTCCCGTTGTTGAGGCTTCCACATTTCCACCAAAAAAAGCAAGGTAAACCATATTAAAAAAAGAGTCAGTTTGCTCTAAGTCGCTGCCTAATAAATTAGCATCGCCTCCTGAACCTGTTTCGTAAATTGTTATGTCTATCATTTTTTAATTAAATCGCTCCTACTGTTCCACCTACTTTAACCCCCGGCGCATTTCTAGTATCAACTGTTGTCCTATTGTTTGGGTCGTTTACGTTTAAGTTCACGTTGTTTGTTTGTGTTCCCAGTATTTTGTGTAAAGATAATGCAGATTCTTGATTATTATTAATTAATGGCGACGGAGTGTTTTCATTAAAGTTTGCATTCATATCTGTTTGCAATCCTAACTCAGATCTAAATCCTTCAATATCCTTTGCAAAATCGCCAGCAATATCAAGCCCCGGTATATGAGATAATAATTCTAACAACTGCTGAATCGGAGCTAATAAAACATCTAAAATAACTTTTCCAATTGCGAATAATCCATCAATAAATCCCCCATTTGTAAAAGCATCTGAAACCATTTGCCAATTTTTATAAAGCGAAACAACAAAAGAAATGGCAAGCCCTATTGGCCCTAAAAACTTTAAAAAGAATGACCCAACAATTGAAGCTAAT